AATTAATAAATTTGATTTATCTCAATCGTTCCTTTATAATTAATTGTTTACAGGAGTTTATATGAGTAAAGTATTTGGTGACCCAGAAAAATCTAAAATTAAACAAATAGTGGCAGAGGGCGTAACGGTAATGCAAGAAATTCAAGATCTTACAGAAGGACTTAACGAAACTATTAAAGCAGTGGCAGAAGAACTAGAAGTTAAACCCAGTGTTATTCGCAAAGCCATTAGAATTGCACTTAAAGACCAATGGGATCAAGTGTTTAGAGAATTTGATGATCTCGAAACCATTGTGGACATCAGTGGCCATGCAAATCGTAAAGACGAATAAGCAAGTTAATAAATAATTTAGATGAAGGTCAAGCGAGCCAAAAATCGCATTTATGAAGGTTAGTGAGCCATAAATCACAAGGGGAAATGTAATGAGTTATGTTGATGCCAGATGGGATCGAGAAAAAGATATTGTACAGGTTATAGAACGTGATCCTAAAAAAGGTAGATTATATCAAGAATATCCTGCCAGATATATATTTTATTATCCAGATCAAAAAGGAAAATACAAATCTATATTTGGTGAAAATTTAAATCGTGTACTATGTAAAAACTGGAAGGAATATGTTAAGGAACAAAAAATTCACAGTGGACACAAGTTATACGAAAGTGATATCAATCCTGTATTTAGAATTTTAGAAGACAATTATCTAGGGAAAGAACCCCCTAAACTTAATGTTGCATTTTTTGATATTGAAGTTGCATTTGATCCTGAGAGAGGATATGCAAGTCCAGATGATGCATTCATGCCTATTACTGCTATTGCATTGCATTTACAATGGTTAGATACTCTAATCTGTCTAGCTGTTCCACCGAAAACTCTAACTAAAGAAAAAGCTCAGGAACTAATTAAAGAATTTCCAAATACATATCTTTTCGATCATGAATCCGATATGCTGGAAACTTTTTTGAATTTGATAGAAGATGCAGATGTATTAAGCGGTTGGAATTCAGAAGGTTTCGATATTCCATATATTGTCAATAGAGTTACTAAAGTCTTATCTAAAGAAGACACAAGAAGATTTTGTCTATGGGATCAATTACCAAAAAAGAGAGAATATGAAAAATACGGAAAAGAAGCTGTCACTTATGATCTTGTCGGTCGCGTTCATTTGGACAGTCTTGAGCTGTACAGAAAATATACTTACGAAGAACGACACAGCTACAGGCTCGACGCTATCGGAGAAATGGAAATAGGAGAAACGAAAACCGTTTACGAAGGAACACTCGACCAATTATATAATAATGATTTTAAAAAGTTTATTGAATATAATAGACAAGACTGTGCTCTACTAGATAAATTAGATAAAAAATTAAAATTTATAGATCTAGCTAATAGCATTGCTCATGAAAATACAGTATTGTTACAGACTACAATGGGTGCGGTTGCAGTAACAGAGCAAGCAATCATCAACGAAGCTCATCATCGAGGTATGATAGTTCCTAGCCGAACCAAAATGGATGATCGTGATAATAGTCAAGCAGCAGGAGCATACGTAGCATATCCTAAGAAAGGCCTTCATGATTGGATAGGATCAATGGATATTAATAGTCTATATCCATCAGTAATTCGTGCTTTAAACATGGGACCCGAAACAATTATTGGTCAATTGAGAATGGACTATACACAAGCCGAACTACAGGAAAAAATATCATCTGGTAATAGTTTCGCAGCTAGTTGGGAGGGAAAATTCGGTACTAACGAATACGAACTAGTAATGTCACAAGATAAAGCTAATGAAATATACGTAGATTGGGAAAATGGTACATGTGAAATCATGACAGGAGCTCAAATCTATGATCTAATTTTTAACAATAATAAACCCTGGATGCTATCGGCTAATGGTACTATTTTTACCTACGAATTCGAAGGTATTATACCCGGTTTATTAAAACGTTGGTATGCAGAACGTAAAGAATTACAAGCTAAATTAAAAGATGCAATTAAAGCGGAGAATAAAATTGAAGAAGAATACTGGGATAAACGACAACTGGTCAAAAAAATTAATCTTAATAGTTTGTACGGTGCTATTCTTAATGCTGGGTGTAGGTTTTTTGATAACCGTATTGGTCAAAGTACCACTCTTACAGGAAGGTGTATTGCCAGGCACATGGCTGCTAAAATAAATGAGGTCGTTACCGGAGAATACAACCATTTAGGTAAATCAATCATTTATGGTGATACTGATTCGGCATATTTCAGTGCTTATTCAACTTTAAAAAAAGAAATCGATAAAGGCGAAATTAATTGGGATAAAGATACTGTGATCAAATTGTATGACACAATCGCCAGTGAAGTTAATTCTACTTTTTCAGATCTTATGCTAGATAAATTTCATTGTCCAAAAAGTAGAGGCGAAGTAATAAAGGCGGGCAGAGAAATCGTTGCTGTCAAAGGATTATTCATTACTAAAAAACGATACGCTGTACTTTATTATGACAAAGAAGGCAAAAGAACTGACATTGACGGTAAATCAGGTAAAATAAAAGCTATGGGATTAGATCTAAAAAGATCAGATACTCCAGAATTTATGCAAAATTTTTTATCAGATATATTGACCAAAGTTCTAAACGGTTCTGAAGAAAAAGAAATTTTAGACATGATTTCAGCATTTAGAGTTAATTTTAAAGCTCGTCCAGGTTGGGAGAAAGGCAGTCCTAAACGTGCAAACAATATTACAGAATACGAAGCTAAAGAAAAAAAACAAGGTAAGGCTAATATGCCAGGACATGTTCGTGCTAGTATTAATTGGAACACTTTAAGACGAATGAATGACGACAAATATTCAATGCAAATTGTAGATGGCATGAAAGTTATTATCTGTAAATTAAAATCCAATCCATTGGGATTTACTTCAGTAGCATACCCCACTGACGAACTTCGTTTACCTAAATGGTTTCAAGAACTGCCTTTTGATCATGAAGAAATGGAAACTACAATTATTAATAATAAAGTAGATAATTTAATAGGTGTACTAGAATGGGATTTAGATTCAACAGATGAAAAAACCACCTTTAACAATCTATTTACGTTTGAATAAATTTTCTTTGACTAACTTCAAAAATCTAAATAAAATAACATAAAGGAATTTAATATGAAAGATATTCTCTTAGATATTGTATCTCACACAAACAAACTAGGACTGTTTGATACAGTCAAAATCACTGGTACAAAAGACAAAACATTAATTGATACCATGAATGATAATAAAACCGTTATCATGTACGGTGAAACTTCTGTTCCATATGATCAATTGTCAGGTGTATTCGGTATGCCTCAACTTGAAAAACTTCGTTATCTAGTAGAAGGAAAAGAATACCAAGAAGATGCTAAAATCGAATTAATGATCGGAAATCGAAATGGAGAGGACATTCCTGTTGGTCTTCATTTCGAAAACAAAGATGGCGATTTTAAAAATGATTACAGATTTATGAATCAAGAAATTATTAATGAAAAAATTAAAACTGTAAAATTTAAAGGTGTTAAATGGCATGTAGAGGTATCTCCTACATTAAGTTCTATTCAACGATTTCAATTTCAAGCAGGTGCTAATCCCGAACATGAAACTTTTTTGGCAAAAACAGATAATGATAAATTAATTTTTACGTTCGGCGATGCAAATTCTCATGGAGGAGAGTTTGTTTTTACACAAGGAATTACAGGTAAACTGACAAAATCTTGGACCTGGCCAGTCACTTCTACATTGTCAATCCTTAAGGCCTCTGATGTTAATAACACAGTTATTAGTTTTAGTGACGAAGGAGCAATGCAAATTACCCTCGACAGTGGATTAGCAATTTACAAATATATCATTCCTGCTAAAACTTAATATGATAATTTACAATATGCAGGAAAACAGCATTACTCAAAACAAAAATTTAAAATATCATTGGGTATAATATGAAAAAACCACCAGTAGATTTAAGCTCTTTAAACAAAGATTACGCTTGCTATTTGCCAGCTATTTCCTCATTTTATTCAACCTATGTGGCAAAGCAAAGGTTAGAAGAATTTGTTCCAAATGACCGCATTCCTAAAGAATTCGATCGAGGTATCGAAGGAATGAATTTCTTAAATCCAGAAGAAGGATATTTTACATACAAATATGCACTGTATTCAGCAGGTCACGCACAATTGGATTTACAAAAAAGTCTTGTACAAGAATCAATGATTCAACAACGAGATCGTAATAATACTATGATTCTAGGTGACTCAGGAGGATACCAAATTGGTAAAGGTGTTCTTAAATTTGATTGGTTAAATTTTGAAGGACCAGAGGCTAACAAAGTTCGTCAACAAATTCTCGAATGGTTGGAGACCACCGCCGATTGGTCAATGATGTTAGATGTACCTACCTGGGCATGTGATCACAATCATAGCCATAAAACAGGATTGAAAACTTTTCAAGACTGTTTAGATAAGACAAAATTTAATAATGAATATTTCTTAAAAAATCGACTAGGTTATACTAAATGGCTAAATGTTCTTCAAGGTTCAGATTGGGATACTGCCGAAGAATGGTATAATGGAGTAAAAGAATTTAGTGATACTAATATTTGGAAAGATAAAGCTGCCGAAGGTTGGGCTTTCGGAGGAGCTAATATGTGTAAAATGGATATCACTCTCAAACGTTTAATGACTATGAGAGATGATAATATGTTGGCGGGAAAGAATTGGATTCACTTTCTCGGTACCGCTCAACTCGATTGGAGTTGTTACTTAACTAGTATTCAAAGACAAATAAGGAAACACATTAATGAAGAAGTTACCATATCTTTTGATTGCGCCTCACCATTTATTGCAACAGCACACGGTCTCGTCTATACCAACGCACAACACACTGCCAAAAGGTGGAGTGTTATTATGGACAAAGCACCAGATAACAAAGCACTTGCAAAATCAGACATTCCGTTCCCCTTCGAATCCGAAATAGGCCGTAGATTAACCTTAGGAGATATTTGTCATTATGCACCCGGTATGCTTAATAAAATTGGAAAAGAAGGTCGAACTTCCTGGGATAGTTTTTCATACGCACTGATGATGGGGCATAACGTTTATTGTCATATTGTAGCTGTACAACGTGCACAACAATTGATGGATATCGAAATTGCCAAGACCCAAGGAAAGATTAATTGGCGACATTGGAAAAAAGTCAAATCAGCAGATATGAGCGACGAATATTCAGATTGGGTTCCTCGAAATATTCTGTACTTTAATAATTTCGTAGAAGATTTGTTTAATACCAAAACAAAGTCAGAAGCATTTGATATGATTGAACAGGCCGGTACATTCCTACGAAACTTAGAAGGAGCACGACTAAGAGGAGGCCCAGAACAGACACTATTTAATACTCATTTCGAAGTTGAAGAAGTTACAAAACAAGAAGAGATAGATTTAGCAAATCCAGATGATGAAAAATTAAGATCATTGGAAGAAACTGTACAAGGAAAATAATATGGCACGTAAAAACAACACTAGTACTACGAATTCGAAAAAACAAGAATGGCCAAAAATTCAAAAAGGTAGTCATAGTATAAGAACAGAATACGAGGACGGAACAGTAACTTTTGAGCATGATTGGAAAGCTCTTCAAAAAGATATTACAGAAACATTGACAGAATATGAAAACTCTGTTAAAGTAGCTACTACTAAGACAAAACGTAAAAAGAAAGATGAATCGTAATTATTCAACTGGCGAATCAAATGATGCTCAATTTTTCTTAGGAAATGAAGTTGAGCATACCCCTGCTTACGGTATGAAAACATTGTTTGTTGTTGGGATCCAACCTATTAGTCTTATAAAAGACTGGGCCGATACTCATAATATTGAACATATCTTTTTTGGTGCTAACCATAGTTACAATCCAAAAGATTTTTCCGAGCATCAAAATTGGGACGATATGATCAGTCACTTTCTTAAGGCAGACTATCTGTGCAGCCTTGATATTCCGATTAATCAAGTTGAAGAATTTCACGAAAGCGGATACTGCGAATACAATAACTTTATTCCACAGATCCGTGTTCCTATCCCATATATCGGTTTATGGAATTATAATACAATGGTTAAAATTGACGATAAAGACTTTAAGGCAACAAATCCAGGAGTTTGGTCACACAGTCTGCATAAGTTAATGGATCGTAACAATTTTACAGATTGGTCTCAATACAAAAATGACAAAATTATCAAATAAGGAACAAGCATGATTGTTAAGCAAGATACTCGTCCGCACAAAATGATTTGGGTCACTTTCCAAAAAGAAGGTATTCATTGCTACCCAATCGCAAATACAGATCCAAAACTTGCTACAGGAGATGAATATGATGTAAGTTTTCTTGCTTCTCCCCATCGTCATATTTTTCATTTTAAAGTATGGATTCAAGTTTATCATGATGATCGAGATATTGAATTTATTCAATTCAAACGGTGGCTAGAAAATCTTTACAGTCAAGGCACACTTGAATTGAATCATAAATCCTGCGAAATGATTGCTGAAGATTTATACAAAGAAATCAACGCAAGATATCCAGTACGCGATGTTTGGATTTCAGTTAGTGAAGATGATGAAAATGGTTGTTTTATTAAATTTTAATTTGAAAGGAAAATAAATCATGGCTCTATCTGCTGCTGTTCAAAAAACTCTTGTTATTAAACCCGAAGTAAACAAAATCTTCGATGATCTAGATAAGTGGCTCGATCACTGTAGGATCAATCTTCTTAAATACGATCCCAAGGATCTATATAAGTCTAAAGAATATAAAGAATGGGCAAAAGCAAATGCCCAACATGAACGTAAGTATAAAAAGCATCCAAAACAACAAGGAAACTGATTATGACGACCATTTTTGGTCGATCTAGAATCTGTTGAGACTAGATATACTGGTCAATGGAAATTACATGTTCCTGGTCTTTTAAAAAAGGAAGGTCACAATGTTGAAGTTATATCTGGTCCTACAGATATTCCTAGTGCAACCACTCCTGGGGCTTTTCTCAACTTTGGTGGCACTAATATCTATAAGTCAGCACAGGTGGAGCAGATCAGTAGGTTATTTTGCGACGGAATCATTCGCGCCAATGATCACTTCGTATTTGATAATGTTGGCTGTTCTGTATAAATAAAAGTGCCAGTCGCGATGCTACCAACATCCACTGACTCTAACAGTTTATTAGGAACTATCAGCATGAATATTTATAGTAATATCCCATCACCGGAATTTAAGCCAACCTGGCTTTACATCAAGCAACACAATATTACCGGATTGAAATACTTTGGCAAGACTACCAAAGATCCTAAAGTTTATTTAGGTTCCGGCAAGTATTGGTTGCGACACCTAAAAGAACACAGCGAAGATATAACAACTATCTGGTGTGAAGAATTTACTGACATAGATCAGTTAGTAGAGTTTGCCACCTTCTTTAGTGAATTCCACGATATAGTAAATGCTGTAGATTCCCGTGGTAAGAAAATATGGGCCAACATGATTCCGGAGAATGGATTAGATGGTGCTCCTGCCGGAGTCAAAATGCCCAGCACAAGTCTATCTAATGCTATCCATAAGAAAGGTATAACACCGTGGAACAAGGGCAAGGCAACTGGCCCTGCTCCACATATATCAGAATCTAATAAGCGTAGGAAAGGCGTGCCTTCTGGTAGATTGGGTGTTGCCACTTCCTTAAAAGGAACACCGCAACCTGTGCTTATGTGTCCCCACTGTGCTAAACAAGGCGGAATTAGCGGAATGAAAAGATATCACTTTGATTGCTGTAAGGAAAAGAAATAAACAAACCGTTGCCTCGGACTACTATTCGCCAGAATAGCGTAACATTCACTAGCACCTTCGGGTGCTTTTTATTTGGCTGTATTAAACTGCTGTGAATGTGGTGTCTAATGGTATCGATGTTATAGCTGTAGAGATTTTATCAGTAGTTCCATATCGGAATATTGGATTAGCATATAATACCACATTTCCTGCTACACCGTTGATAGCACGATTGGTTGCTTGTGCATTTGGTACATTAAATGTAACCACGCCAAATTGCAAACTGGCAGTTCCACTCATTGTAACTCCATAAGTGTTAGCAGCA